TTCTTTACGCTTCAAAGCATGGTTTTCACGCTGAACGGATTCGCCCATAAGGTCAATCAGCATATCTGCCGCTTTAAGGTTTCTTCCAGTCAAAGCCTCATCTGTTAGCATATCTATAAGCTCTTCATAAAGCTCCGGATTTTCCTTGAATTTCTTTTTTAACGCACTCTTAAAACTTCTTGATATTCCGGAGGCTTTACCGCCTTTTGACTGGATTTCTCTTTGTTCGCTCTTTGTTCGCTTAGATAGCGGTATTAAGTTTTCATTATTCAAAATCACCACCTACCATAATAAATTTAATCATGAAAAAAGCACCTCCGGGGAGATGCTTGAATAATTTTTAAAGCCCTCACTGGGACACATCGTTGAGAGGTGCGTGAGGTTCTATTAATCCGGTTTTACCGTTTCGGACGTATCCTAATCAGGCTAAATAGTTGCAACCGGAAACTACTCTAATGCTTGGCGCAGTCTGCCGGAGTTGCACCGACCGAAACTACCGACTGCATAACAGCCGTCTAATTTCAACGGCTGTAAATCAAGGAGTTAAAACAATGTAGAAGAGAGGTTAGAAACAGGACGGTGCTGCTTTCGCCCTGTTTCTATAGATTAATAATATCATATTTATTATTGTAAGTCAAGATAATTCATTGTAATTTATTGTAATTTAAAAATTATTACCGTGAATTTCAATGAAATCTTTAATAGCTTGGTCATGATTATTATAAACGCTTTTGATTTCCGTATATTTTGAACGTTCAAATATTTCTTTAAATGATTTGTGTAAAATATATCGATCTGTTAATAATAAACAACTTTTAGGATATTTCAATTCAAGTTGATTAATTTTTTTTCTAATATCAATTTTAATTGCTAACAATCTTTCCTTTTCAGTTAGTACATCTTGCTGTAGTTTATTAATTTTATCTATGTAGTTACACAATTTAAGTTCTGTACCATTTTCGTTTTTACCATTTTCAGTACCATCTGACATTGTAACCTTGCAATCTCTTATCTCATCATAATTCATTTCAATTTCTTCTTCTTTTTGCTTAATTCTATTCAATAATATATCAGTCAGCATTAGATATTCCTTAGCAGTCAAACTTCTCCCTCCTCTCAACCACGAAATCAATTTGATTCAAATTCTTATCCCGTATGTACTGTTCTGCCTTAACTGCGTTGTCAAAAATTCTGTAATTATCCTTGATGTCACAAACTATATGTCCGTTGTATTTGTCATAGATTACATACGTTTGTGCTGACATTTTAATTCTCCTTTGTTTTAAAATACTCATGGAATCCTATCATTTCTTCGTGTAGCTTTTTAGCTTCGGTAACGTTAACATTTGGCTTTTTCGCAAGTTTAGATTTTCTTAGCTGCTGCATAAATGGCAGTGATTCCGGCAGCACCTGATTCATGCTCAGACCTATTTCTTTCAATTCCCGTTCCGCCATACAGTCAAACACGTCATCAATAGTGTGTTGATGATATTCGTCCATGGTTTCATTTAGCGTTTTTATAAAATCCTCCATGCGCTTTTGTTTCCAGACTGTATGCCTTGATACAGCTATCAAAAAAACCAGCCCATTTGCGTTTATGCACCTGTCTATTTCGGGCATAGCCTCCCCACATAGCCATCCTATTTCCTTTTTGGAATACGTCCTTACTCTTGATTTCATTTTAATCCTCCATAAGTTCTTTGTATGAAATACCATCAGTTAATCCTGGTGATTTATCGCTGTCAGTAGGCATA